CAACATGGAGCTAATGTTAAATTTATAACAACAAGAGTTTTTCGGGATGTTTCTGCTTGGTATCATGTTGTAGTTGCAATAGATTCTACTGAAGCCGATAATGCTAATAGAGTTAAAGTTTATGTTAATGGAGTTCGAGAAACAGCTTTTGATACTTTTAATACATTAACAGAAGATGGCGAAATCTTTATGAATAATGATAAAATTATTATAGGAGAGAGACAGACATCAGATTTATTTTATGATGGTTATTTGTGTGAGGTAGTACAATTAGATGGTACTGCTGCTGCTGCAGATTCTTTCGGAGAATTTGACGAAGATAGCGGAATATGGAAACCCATAGATGTATCTGGTTTAACTTTTGGTACGAATGGTTTTTATTTAGATTTTGAAGCTAGTGGTAACATGGGAAATGACGCAAATGGTGGAACAGATTTTACAGAAAGTAATATAGCAGCAGTAGAACAAAGCACTGATACTTGCACAAATAATTTTGCAACAGTAAACCCAGTTGATTCTGGTTTTAAAGTTAATCTTTCAGAAGGTAATCTTAAATTTGTAGGAGAAACAGCAGATTTTATTCAACAATGGGGTAGAACTACCTTTGGAGTATCTAGAGGAAAATGGTATTGGGAAATGACAAAAATAGCTAACAATCCATGTATAGGTATTGTAACTATGCAATCACCTATAAATTTAGCTTTAGAAAATAATACAGCTGCAAGATGTGTTATATATTGTAGCGGACAATTAGACGGACAAGATAATTCTGGTCGAGTTAATGGAATTGCTACAAGTATTGCTGATTATGCCGATGATGATATTGTAAGTTGTATGATGGATTTAGATAATGGGTTTGTTTACTTTGCTAAAAATGGAACAATACAAATTGGAGCAGATGATAGTACAACAGGAAATCCAGCAAGTGGTTCAAGTGGAACTGGTGCTGCTAATCCAACAAGTCAATTATTAACAAATCAACATGATGGTGTGTGGTCTCCTCTTATTTTTGACAATAGTAGTAACCCAGCAGCAACGGCTATATATAATTTTGGTAATCCAACTGTTGCTCTTTCATCAGGTGTCGCTGACGGTAATGGATTTGGAAATTTTGAGTATGCTCCACCTAGTGGCTACTTTGCATTATGTACTAAAAACCTAGCGGAGCACGGATAATGGCTTATACAGATATAGACGATCCAAGTGATTTTTTTACACCTCATATTTGGAATGGAACAAGTTCTAATCATACAGAATCTATCGGAATGCAACCAGATTTAGTTTGGGTGAAAGGAAGAAGTGTTGCAACAGACCACACTTTATTTGATGTAGTTAGAGGATTTGCTGTCGGTAAATCATTAGGTAGTAATACTAATGCTGCTGAAGATGGTTCAAACACAACAGCTTATGGAGGTATAAGTGGAGTTACTTCTGATGGATTTACTGTAACTGCTGGAAGTAGTAATGCTGATTATGTTAATACATCTGGAAGAACATACGTATCATGGAACTGGAAAGCTGGAACATCATTTACCAATGACGCAAGTTCAACAAGTGTTGGAACTATTGATAGTGCTGGAAGTGTAAATACTGCTGCTGGATTTTCAATAATTTCTTATACAGGAACAGGAAGTGCTGGTACGATAGCACATGGATTAGGTGTAAAACCTGATTGGATTATTTCTAAAATTAAATCAACTACAGGAGATTGGAATGTTTATCATGATACTTTTGGTGCTACAGGAAGAATAAAACTTAATAGTGCAGCTGCAGGAAGTAACAACACTTCTATTTTTGCAGAGTTACCTACATCATCAGTAATTAGTGTTGGTAATGGTGGGGATATAAATACATCTAGTGGTGAACATATATTTTATTGTTTTGCAGGAAAACAAGGATACTCAAAATTTGGAACCTATGAAGGTAATGGAAATGATGATGGTCCATTTATTAATACTGGTTTTGCACCAGCTTTTGTTATGGTTAAATGTTTTGATCAAGGAGAACATTGGAATATATATGACAACAAAAGAGGTGCAAGTTCCGCTCTATCTTTTAATTTAAATAACGCAGAAAGAACAATGGATGATAGTCCAGCTATGGAACTTTTATCTAATGGATTTAAAATAAGAACAAGTGATGCTAACCTATCTAATACTGACGACAGCTTCTTCTATGTGGCTTTCGCTGAACAACCATTCGTAACATCAACTGGAGTGCCTGCAACGGCAAAATAATTATGTTACAAAAAGTAAAATTTGCACCAGGTTTTAATAAACAAGTCACATCAACTGAAGGTGAAGGCCAGTGGGTTAATGGTGATAATGTTAGATTTAGATATGGCCTACCAGAAAAAATAGGCGGCTGGGCACAATTAGGTTCAGTAGATATTACAGGTCGTAATACAGCTATTCACCATTTTGTAAATACATCAGGTATTAAGTATGCAGTGCTTGGTACTAATAGAATATTATACGCTTATTCTGGTGGTATTTTTTATGACATACACCCTATTAAATCTACAACAACTTTAACTAGTGCATTTTCTACAACTAATGGATCAGCAACTGTAACATTAACTTTTGCATCAGCACACAACATAGAAAAAGGTGATATTTTATTATTAGACAATTTTACAGCTATAACTAACTCTAACTTTAATTCAGCAAATTTTGACGATAACAAATTTCAAGTAACCTCTATTCCAACATCTAGCACAGTAACCCTTACTATGGCTTCTAATGAATCAGGATCAGGTGCAAGCACCTCTGGTGGTATTAGAGTAAAGCATTATTTTTCAGTAGGGGTAGCTCAAGAGGTTGCATCAACAGGTTGGGGTCTTGGATCATGGGGTGGTGTACAACAAGGACAATTTACCTCAACACTTGCATCAGGCATTAATACATCGGTTACCACTTTAACAATGGCTAGTGCATCATCTTTTCCAACATCTGGAACAGTTCAAATTGGACAAGAATTAATTACTTACACAGGCGTTACTAGTAATACTTTAACAGGTTTAACTAGAGGAGCTTTAGGTACAACAGCAGCTTCACATTCTAGTGGCGCAACGATAACAGACGCATCAAGTTTTTTTGCCTGGAACGCTGCAGCTTCTGGTGACGTTGTAACTGCACCTGGACTATGGTCATTAGATAATTTTGGTAACAAACTTGTTGCAACAATAACGGGTGGCGAAAGTTTTGAATGGGATTCAAACCCAACAGCAGCTAATAATACTAGAGCAACAATTATTTCAGGTGCACCTACAGCATCACAATTTAGTACGGTATCAACACCTGATAGACACTTAATATTTTTTGGAACAGAAACAACTATTGGAGATAAAACAACTCAAGACCCGATGTTTATAAGATTCTCTTCACAAGAAGATATTAATACATACACACCATCAGCTACTAACACAGCAGGTACACAAAGACTGGCAGATGGATCTAAAATTGTAGGAGCGATACGTGGTAGAGATGCTATCTACGTTTGGACAGATACAGCTTTATTTATTATGAGATTTGTTGGACCACCATTTACTTTCTCATTCCAACAAGTTGGTACTAACTGTGGATTGATTGGTAAGAATGCAGCCGTTGAAGTAGATGGTACAGCTTATTGGATGTCTGATAATGGTTTCTTTAGATACACAGGTAAATTAGAATCATTACCTTGTTTAGTTGAAGACCATGTTTACGATGATATTAATACAATTCCAAAACAACATGTTAATGTTGGACTAAACAATTTGTTTGGTGAGATTATGTGGTTCTATCCTAGCTCTGGGTCAGGCACCGTTAATAGAATGGTTGCGTATAATTATCTAGATTCAACACCACAAAGACCAGTATGGACTACAGGAACTCTTGCTCGAACCGCATGGCAAGATTCTGCAGTATTTGGTAAACCACACGCAACAGAATATAATGCAAGTGGTACAACACCTACAACAAGTAAGGATCATGTTATTGGTTGTACAGATGGTGTATCCACATACTTTGAACATGAAACAGGTTTAAATCAAATTAAAGAAGGTGCAATAACTGCTATTACTGCAAGTATTGAATCGGGAGATTTTGATATTGGTCAACAAGGACTTGCTGGTGATGGTGAATTTATGATGAAAATAAGAAGAGTGATACCAGACTTTTTAGCACAAACGGGAGACGCAAGAATTACATTAAATTTAAAAGACTTTCCCAATGACACGGCAGCTAGTTCATCATTAGGACCATTTACCGTGACTAGTGGTACACAAAAGATTGACACTAGAGCAAGAGCTAGATCAATATCTTTAAAAATAGATAACACTAGCACTAGTCAGTTTTGGAAACTAGGTACGTTTAGAATTGATTATCAACCTGATGGTAGAAGATAATGGCTAGAATTGTACAATCACTTACACAACCCAATGAAGAATATGATCAACAAATACAACAATCATTTGTAAGAGATATAGATAGTATTGTGCAAAAATTAAATACAACGTTCCAACAAGATTTAAAAGAAGAATCAGAAGC